ATCAGTAATCTGCTGCTGTTGCACCTCTAAAGATACACCAGAGCGGACCTGCTCTTTGGTAGATACCCTGACATAGCCATAGATATTGTTAATTTGTTTTAATGGACTAATCATATGATCTTTCTCTCCCTACACTTGTATCCGTAATCGGTAACTTCAGCAAACAGTCGCTGCCAATCAATATTTAAAGGCCGCCGGTCTGGGGCTCGGTCAGCAAACATTACCTGGCCATTCTTGACCAGCTCTACTGCAGCGTAATTCTTTGGCACGCCGTCATAAACAATCTCAATATTGTGCGCCTTACATATACGGCGCACGCGATTCGCATAAACCTTCTTAACCCTGGCTTCTTCAGATACTGGCATTAACGTGCCCTCCCTTGAAGAAGAGCACGAATCATATTGGCTTCCTTCGCCTTGATACGAGGGTCCTTCTTGATCTCTTTCTCGACAGAATCAACCCTAACAATCTTTGGCGTCTTGCCAGGGATGAAGCAATCATTTACCATCTTTTCACGCCCTACCCTGGTCATATTTTCCCAGTTACCCATTTTCTTTCTCCTCAAATTCAGCCCAAGCCTCTTTACCCGCTTCACTGTTCGCACACTTTTGCGCTACTTCTACAAAGTAATTCCCCAGCTCCATGTTGCCGTATGTTGCCAAGCTAACCAGCTTCAAGACTGGCATGCCGGTCTCCTCGGCGCCCTTGTCAAAAACTGCTGGCAACATCATTGCAATCGGCGCAGAAACATCATATGCCGTGCAAAATGCGGCGATCTCATTAGTCAATCTAGTCATAACTCACTCCTTAATTACTACATTGCTAATGTATCCTATATCGTGTCGTTGTGCAAGCATAAATATAATTTAATTTATTTGCACATATAGTTGCACAACGACACGATAGTGTGTATTATATCTATGTAGGGTAATTAATTAAGGAGATAGTTATGGGTTATATCGAAGCGTGTCCAAAATGTCAGGACCCCAACGGCCACATCTATTACTACGCCCACGTTGCAAACGGCGTTTGCTTTAAGTGCGGCGGAAGCGGCCTTTGGGAATACAAAACCTCTCCAGAGGTCAGGGCTGCAGCGCGAGCCAAAAGCGAGGCCAAGCGTGAGGTCGCCCAAGTCAAGCGCATGGCTGAGGCTGCAGTAAAAGAGGCTGCCAGGGCGGAGCGTCAAGCAAAGTGGGAAGCTGAGAAGGCTGCAAAGCATGCAGCGGCTGCAGCGATTGAGCCAGGTAAGCAGGAGATCATCGGCACTGTTGTTGGTCTTAAAGAAGTTGAGGGCTACGCTTACAACACCTGGGTCACCAAAATGATTGTTGAAAGCGAGATGGGCTGGAAAGTGTACGGCACTATGCCTGCCAGCTTGTATGGTGAAGAGACCATCAAAGGTTGCAAGGTGAGCTTCAACGCTACTGTCCAGGTGAGCAATGATGATGAGAAGTTTGGATTTTTCAAGAGACCAACTAAGGCCAAAAGGCTAGGAGAAGCAGCATGAATTATCGAATAGAAAAAGGTGAGGTTGTTTTTTACGAAGGGCGCGACGAGCTCCAGGCTGTCGAGCCAACATGCGGGATGGGCCACCACCCTGTTGAGTTTGGATTCAAAGAGGTGAGCGAGATCTTTGAATACCAGGACGCTGAGTTAATTAAGGCTGCCATGGAAAAGGATGGCGGTACTTATCAGATCATTCAGAACGGGCGAGACCAGCGAGAGCTGCTTGAGTTCAGCGGAGACCAGGGCGTTTACAGTGAGCCCAAGCCAAACTTCCGAGTTTTCAAGATGCCTGAAGTTGGGCAGCCAATCAGCTACGGCTTCAACGGTGACTGGTATCCTTGCGGTGAGATAGCCCAGATCAGCAAGACTTTCAAGAAAATCACCAGCAGCACTGGCGAGACATTTTATCGTCGTGCTTGCGGGACTGCCTGGGCGAGACCAGGAGGAACCTGGAGCATGACCAAGGGACACCATGACTGCCGAAACCCACACTTCTAAGGGCGTGCTAACATGAATGAAATAACAACTTTGTTTATAGTGTGCTAGGAGGGCGAGATGGAAAAAATACTGGAGATGATTATTACAATCGGACTCATAGCGGCCCTGCCGATACTTCTAAACGGGGCCTGGTTAATTGTTCAAGACAAGCAAAAAGAATGGGAAAGCAGAAATAACGAGGAAAGACATGAGCAAGATAATTATTGAGCTAGACAAGGAAGACGCTGAAAAGGTCCTGGAAGATCATGCTGAAATACTGCAGCTGCTGCGGGAGATCTTGAAGGAGCTGAAGAATGGATAAGTATTTCGACACTCTGGACCAGGCCCATTTGTTCCATGTGGAACATAACATGACTGAAAAGCAAAAGATGAAGGTCTACAAGCGAGCACTAAACGTGCATCACTCCGCAGGACCTGAAGCCAAACACATAGTTAAGATCTGGAGAGACCAAAAAGATGAGCAAAGGACATACCCAGCGCCCGACCAATATGAAGAGCTTTAGCGACAATTTTGACCGCATCTTCAACAAGCCAAGCGATCCTCGATTCTGTGACGCGCACGATATGCGCCTGGTTGAGGAGAAAGAAACTAACAAGATGATTTGCTCACATTGCGAGCAAGCCAAAGGAGAGAAAGCATGAGTGCAGATAGATATGAGCTGGAAGAGTTCTTCCAAGCAAAGAGTGGCAGCGGGTACGTTGTCACAAGAAAATGTGGCGAAGCCAGTTACGATGAGGTTATTGCCAGGCGAGCCAAGATCCTGGATAAGCAAAAGAAACCCCACGGGATCTATTACATTAGCCCCCAGGGCGAGCGCAGCCGAGTTAAGTAGGCGTTTTAAAGCCTTCTGTTTTTCATTCGCTCCAGAACCCTAGATACCCTAGCTCTGGACTGGGGCGATTGAGCATCTCGCTCACCCCTTTCTTCTGCAGCCTCATAATTAAATATTGGTGCCCGAAAAGATTTCTCTTTGGTCTTCAAGGACGGGTTTAATGTCATCAAACCCGACTGAGTTGTCGATTTTTGAATAGCCATCAGCTATACCTTCCTCCCTTAAAATATTGTATGTTAAATTAGGATTGTCTCCAACAGCGTCAATATATTCAGCCGGAATCAATCTGTTTTGTTTTGCAAATCGCGCATACATTCTTCTCCTGGCAATGTCTACTGGGACAGACACATTTACCAGGTCAACTTCGTATCCAGCGTTTTTGTAAAAATTAATCTGCTTTCTTATCACATCAGACTTTGCGCCAACCGTTGGGATCACTACGTTGTCTTTAAAGCCAACCGCAAGATCTCTAACTTCGTCACTTATTAACTTTGATTCCTGGTGAACGGCATTAGCGCCAACACCGCCCTCATACTCTGGCAATAGCTTTTTTGCCTCATCGGAATCAATAATCGTTGCATTTAACTTTCTAGCAATAGGGTTGCTTATTGAGCTTTTTCCGCTTGCCGGCGGACCTATAACAATTACTGCTCTTGGAGCGTCTCCAGGTATTCTTGCTGCTATGCCTGGAAAGTCCAGATTATCATCTGTCCAAGCCAGTTTTTTAGAGTTCTCATAAAGATTTTCAATCGCATCGTCATAACCAATAACTTCGGTGCCATTAAAATTAAACACTCGGTTGTCAAACCACTCGTCAGTGCCGTAATTTTTGGCCAGCGAAGTTTCGGGGATTGAATTCATCCTCTCCACGGCTCGAACAACCGCAGGGTGCTCGTCAATAATCTTCATTATGTCAGGGGAGCTCATCGCCCCCTCATCATCAATTATCTTCCTAAAATCAGCCATCCTTAATTCGGCTTGAGCCCTAGCTGCCCTGGCGGCGTCAACGCTTTCAACGCCATCACCAACCCTGGCAACATCCTGGGGTAGATTATCAATTCCACCGGTCAGCTTCATGGCTTTTCTAAGTGCCCCTGGCGCCTTCAACGCGGTCCCCAGCGTAGCTCCGAGCGGCGGAATAGCATATGTGGCATCACCCAGGACGCCTAAAGTCTGCAGCGCTGGATCTAGGATGTTTCCCTGGCGAATATTCTCCAGGATAGAGGGATTGTTTTCAGCATCGAATATGTCAGTGAGATCTGCATCAGAAGACGGCATGCCTGGCATGTTACCAGTAGCATCAAGGGTCGCTGCCCCAGGGAGAAGTTGCGAGGCAAAATAAGCAGCCTGCTCCTCGGTCATCAAGGGATCACGCTCCAACTTAGGATTACGCATCATTTCGCTGACGCTGCCACCCAGGTTGTAGCCAAATATGTCAACATCCCCACGATTCATGAGACTCTTTCTCCAGAAAAGACTGCGTATATGACAATTACCAGGACAACTAGCGCAATCGCCAGACCTTTCCAGGTATCAGGATCTTTCCAATCGTCCATAACATCAACCAAGTAATTCGTCTAGTTCATCCAGGTCCGTCATAGGCTGCATGAATATCGGCGTGCCTGGTCCAACATAAGCACAAGCCACGTTAAAATCAAAGAATTCTAAGGCTTCATCATAAGACATGTCGTCTCTTTCAACAAGTATTGCAATGCAACGCTCACGATCATAAATCACACTGTTAAAAGATCCCCACTGGCCACCGAAGCCAATAATCGCATCATCAAAACCATCGGCCTTCAGCGCTACATGTTCGTCATCAGTCATTATTTCTTCTTCCGAGAGATCCTGGCAGCGGCCTTGGACTTATCCGTCAACTCACCAAAGTGAAACAGCTTCACGCTGGTCTTGCCATGGGTCTTACCCGAATGCAACGATCCATCAGGCATCTTATGCGTGCTACCCTTGTGAACACTTCCATTTTTCTTATAATGATTTACACCTTTCACAATAACCTCCGTCAAGTTATGAATTATTTCTTTCTATACGCCCTGGTCTTAGCTGCAACCTTCTTAGGCTGAGCACTATGCTGCTTACCCTTGGCAGTATCAGCACGCTTTTTCTTAGTGGTTGCGGCATATTGCTTGGCAGATAACGCCTTAATAGCCTTTTTGGGTAAATAACGCTCACCGGTTTCAGCGCTAGGCTTACCGGATTTCGTGGTCCATTCCTGCTTAGTCCACTTCTTTAGGGACTTTTGGGGTTTTTTAAGTGCCATTATTTTTTATAGCCTCCACCCGCGTCCTTATACTGCTTAGCCAACATCTGAGCCTTGCGCCCAGACCACTGACCCGCATTACCACCCTTGGTTCCAGCTTTAATCTTATTGAACAGGTTCTTACGCATTGTAGGCTTAGTATAGTTGCCCGAAGCGTTCACCGTCGATTTTTTTTTGACCGCCATAACTACCCTCCTTAAAGTATTTAGCTAATAGTATAAACCATTGGTCCAATGTCATTACAACAGTCTGTGCATTGTCGCGCTCATAACCAGGACTAATCGCGTAGATCGGCACGCAAACCCTTATGGCTTTGTTGTTAAACTTGTAAATCAGCACCGGAACCCGATCACCGCACGCTTCACACACCTGAACCCACCAGGCGGGCGAATACCACCAGCCGCTCTTGTACGCTTTGGCCTCGATAGCATGGCCAGGTATCTCAATATCGCACATGCCTGCAGTCTGATACTGGTCCAAATTGCGCTTACAGCTCAGGTCCAGTTCATTATCTGCAAAAAAAGTATTTAGGCGCTTGACCAAATCACGCTCGAAGGCAGCTCCTTTATTGCGTGAATCAGCCATGTCATTTCCTTTTATTTAAAAAATTGAAAAAAATTTTCACCCCCAGGCAACCCAAACGTACCTGGCGTTTACCCCCCTGGATCATATTGTGTGCAAACTTTTGCACATGAAACCTGGGATGGGAAAGAGTTTATCCCTTGCAGAATTTTAGTTACTCAATGTGTAAAACTCAAGTAAACCGCTTCCGCTCGGCGGCGCCTGATCCAGGGGGGTGGCCCCCCAAAAAATCAAGCAATGTTCGATTCTAATTCCCAGGCCCATAGGGGTCCAATAAAATGCTGCCCTGGTAGCCCATATCCCAGCAAATCAGGCCCAATCTGCCCCGTTTGTGACCCCCGTGCTCACAGGGGACGCATACCAGGGTGCTCAATCCCCAGGGAAACCAGCCCTACATCACTGATACTTATGGGAATTCCCTTTTTTATGCTTTTTTTTGATAATCCTGGGCCCTGGGCGGGCGCCGCCCCTTTCTTGGTTATATACAACCATCCTACGCCCACCGTTTGCTTTGCGCTACGCGCTATAAATCTTTGTCATCGAAGGTACTTTTGATACCTAATAAGTCGTTCAGGCGCTCCTTGATATCCTCCTTGGTCATCTTGTCCAGGTTGGCATTGATGTTAAGGTTCTGGCTGCGTTGTATTGACAGTCCAGCTAGGCTGTTGAG